CGTGGGTAAACTATCTGGACTTTGGTCCTGTTGAATATATGGAAAATTATTTAATTTAAATTTTGGTAAATTGTTTTTCTTTCTTAAATATTCTATTGCACCTAAACTTAATCCATCATCCGGTGTGTGTGGTGGTATATACAAGTTAGGAAAATGTTTTTTTAATTTTGTATTCCAAACAATATTGAGTGCAACACCTCCGGTAAAACAAATTTTATCTTGTGGCTTGCAGTGTTTTTTAAATATATCTACAAGAATATCACCAGCTTTCTCATGAACCGTTCTAATCCAGTCTAACGATGTAAATCTTGCAACCTCTTTGCTGTTGTGGTAGTCTTCCCAGTTTTTAAAATTAAACAGCTCACCCACTTGGTAAATATCATAATTTAATTTATCAAAAAAACTTTTGTTAAAATTACCATACGATTGCAAAGCCATAAGCTTACCTGCTAAATCAACGGGATGACGTACTTTTATTTTAAAAATATCTAACGCAGCTGAACCCATCTCTCCTCCCAAACTGCTGTGAGTTACAACATCTCCTCTTTCAATTATCTGATTATCTTTTATTACACTCCAGGCTATTTCTCTGTCTCCGTAACCATCAAAAACCATGTGAACATCAAAATTATCATACACACTCAAAGCATGTGCGTAGTGATGATCTATTCTGTGGACAGGGCAATGTGCATCTATGTATGGAAAATCTACTGATGGAAAAAATTTTTCTGTTTCTATGGTCCATGGTACTGTGTTATATCTCCATGGGTCTACAACTACGGCTATCTCATCTATATCTTTTGGATCACATTTAAAAAAATCTTTAACCACATCTTTCCAAATAAATAAATTATCGTAGGCATGATGTTTAATTTTAGTGAGTCTTTCTGATTTAAAATATTTTAATTCTTTACTATCATAAAAACTAAAATTACTATCGTGTTCACAAACTCTAAACGCTAGGAGCTTCATTCGCATTAAATGATATTATTAATCTTTCTTCATCTTTTTTTAATCTTTCTACTTGGTGAGGAATCCATGCAGGGAATAACAACAATGTATTTTTTTTAAACTCATGTTTATATCTATTAAAAAATCTATTGTAAAAAGTAGTAGGACTAGCGTTTTTACCAGACACATATATTATTCCAGAGTATTTAGATCCCTCGTGTGTATGCACAGGATGATTATCATTAGTGTTATATAATTGACTCCAATTATTTCCTAAAACTAAATTATGTTCTTCAATAATATCAATAACCTGCGCTTTTAAATCGTTTAAAACAGGAAAATATAAAACATTATATAGATTAAACGTAGTCAGTTGATCGCCTTTATCTTTATTATTTTGTAATAAAATTAATAATTGTTTTATGGCAGCGTCACTTATATTTACTTCGTACTCATAGAACGCATTTGTTTTTTCAAACGGATCGAATTGTTTCATCATTATCCTCCTTAATAAGTAATGGAATTGTTTTAATTAATTTAAACCACTGGTCCCTGATGCCTGGGTCTTTAGTCTTGTTATATTCTATAGCTAGACTATCGGCCTTGTCGGTTATATTTTTTAAAACTACGTTTCTCACTTTTATTTAATCTCTTTTTATGACGTCCCGGACGTTTACGTGGCTTTGGTCTTGGTACAAAGGTTGTAAACTTACGTTTGGCCATTGTCTTTTATGTACGCTTTATCACTTTCACTTAATTTTAGATATCTTATACTACCATTGACATGTTGTCTAGTATCACAACCACAATTAGTGCATCTATAAAAATCTGTTACAATAGAAACTAAAATAGACTCTTCCTCACACTCTTCACAATAGCCGTGAACCGTATCTATATTAGCAAATGCTTTTTGTATTATTACTTTTTTAGACAAGATCTTTCGCCTTCCCTAATATTGGTTTGTATTTTGTTTTACCCTCTGACCTGTATGCATGTAAGAATGATGCACGTCTACCTTCAGGTATCCAACTACAATGTATCCACCCGCTGTTAGGCTCACCTGGAGTGTAGAACTCTAATATTAGCTGGTCTGGCTCAAGATTTAATTTAATCCAATCAAATAATTCAGCGTTGTCCACGCCTACAACTTCGAAATCGGCCGCTTCAGCACGGGCATGTTGGCTGTTTGCTGAACTATTTATGGCTAGGCACAGCTCTACTGAACGGAACCCGCTCGTTATCTTTACCCTGCCAAAATGGTCACGTACCGGTTGGAGAATATTTTCACACAACGCTTTTAATTTTTCTATCTGCTCTGCGTTAGGGTTGTTGTTGATACCCTTACGTATTGCGGTGTCTGATTTAGTCAGCTCTGATAAAGTAAAATTACGTGTCAAATTCATTTTTAATTTTTTTTCTATTATATATTTTTTTACTATTTAATCTATGTTGTCTAAATCTATTATCTCTAAGCATTTGTGCAAATTTATTAAGTTTTTTTAAATTATTCAACAATAAGTTTTTTGATTGATTTTGAGCCATCGATATTATCCTCTAATTCTGCTTTACCTTTCCAACATTTGTATGTGACAGATTCAGAAAAAGTTCTTTCAGCTTCACGTTTTCCGCGTAAACAAATTGCCATAGAGGGTTGCAAACGTGCCTCTTTGATCTCTCCGTTTACAAACATAAGTAATCCTATCACAGCTTCTATCATTGTGAGTGTCCGTTTTTGTATGAGATATCTCTATCTGCATCTTTTAATTTTTCAATGTCCACCAAAACTTTATCCATTTGCTTTTGTAAAAATTCTATATTTACTTTATTCAATGCCATGTTTTCAATGTGTTTGTTTAAACGATCGGTAGTTTTATATAAATCCTCTATCATCATGTATTGTTCCTGGTCCGCAGGAAGTGACCCAGCTTGACCTCGTGGCCATTTTATTCTGAACTCTGTATTTTGGTCTAAATCTTGTGTCATTAATTCTAATTTTGTGCTGTGTTGATTTAATTTTTCGTGAATACCAAAATAAGCCCAGGTGCCGACCGCAATCATTGCGATGAGGCTAGCAACCGTTTTCATAGGCATTTGAACGGCTGCCTCCTCCGATATGTTAAGTGGTTTCTTACTCATAAATTATTTTGACCAAAGCCAGTCTTTGACTTTTTTAAATGGCCAGCAGATTATTTCCCAAATCTTGCAACAAATTTTTTTACATTTATCAATCATTTTTTTTCTCCTCTATTTCATAGAAGAACTTGTCGGTATCTTCCGTCCGCCATGCTCTACTATCTTCAACGTTCCACTCATTTGTTTGCACTTTCCAATCAGGGATAGTATCTTTTACAGTAAAAGAAGGTATATCCCATATACATCTATTGTTTGGTTGTGCTGCAAAATTGCCATCGTCTAATGCAATTATGTGAGCGCACTTATGTTCGTGCGGGATCTCTGAGTGATCAGTGTCAAGTATGTTACTCTCTGGATGTGCAAAGTCAACAGTAAATAAATATTTTCCTGCATGCCATTTTTTATCTTTACCAATGTATTTACCAGCTTGACCTGCTAGTATGTCGAAAGAATGAACAGAAGGATAATAAGAAAAACAATTCCAGAGCTGTAATTCATCAAGTCGTCTTGTGGGCACTCTGGATGGCTCAAATCCCTTTTGAATAAACGCGCTAATTGGTAAGCGATAAAATATTGCACCGTTTTCCATAATAGCGTGCCATAGTATACTACGACCAGTGATTGCTGATAGACCAAAGATAATGCAGTCTTCAACTTCTCCATGATGCTTTTGTAAATCATAAAGATACTCTCTTTTTATTTGTGCGTACACTGGTGGTACGTTTGCATTTAGGTAAGCCATAATTAATCCTCATTTTATTGATCCCCAATTAGGACCAGATTCATAGTCTACTTTATTTGGTATCTTCAAGTCAACTGCGTTTTCCATCACATCTCTTATTTTAGCTGCTTCTAAATCATTAGTTACAGATATGTCTAACTCATCGTGAACCTGTATGTGAGGTGTAATACCTTCTTTGTATAATTCTAACATAGCTTTTTTAGTCATGTCAGCGGCTGATCCTTGTATTAATTTATTTAATGCTTTGTATGTAAAAGCTCTACGAGTTGGATTGTTATGCCAGTAATTTTTTTTAGGATTGCCATCTTTATCTTTTAATATTTCATCTTCATCGTCTTTTAAGTATGGCCCCATTTTTTGTAAATCTTGCATACGTTCTTCATCTTCTGGTGGTATGTATTTACCCCAGTCAGAGCCTCTAAGTATGGGTTCGTATTTAGGAAAACGGCAACGTCTGCCTAATAAAGTTTTTATTTGACCTTTTTTAGAAGCAGCTTTCATAACTTCATTCATTAATTGTTTTACGAAAGGAACTTTAGAGTGGTATTTATTAAATAATTCTTCTGCTTTATATTTTGTAACTCCTAATTCTGCTTGTAGTTTTGCTTTACCCATACCATAGAAAAGACCCAAATTGATCACCTTTGCTTGTGACCTTGGTATTTCTGCCATATCTGCAACGATTTTGTGAAAGTCGGTCGAAGGGTCAGTGTCATATGAATCTGCAATTGTATTTACAGATGGTAAACCATAACGTAAAGCATAGTGTGCAACAAGTCTTGGTTCTTGTTGCGAGTAATCAAAACAACCCCATCTACAACCTTGTTCAGGTATAAATAAACTTCTAATCATCGGACCTAAAACTTTATCACGCGCAGGTATCTGTTGTAAGTTCGGATTTGAATAAGAAAATCTTCCGGTGATTGTTCCACCATCATCAGATCTAATTTGATTTATCTCTGCATGTATTCTACCTTTGTGTTCATGTTTTAATATTGTATCAATAAATGTTGTGTTTACTTTGTTAATCTTTCTTGCTTCTGCTATCTTTTGTATGATAGGATGTGGGTGATTAGAAAGGAAATTTTTAGTAAATGAAGGCTCATCAGATTTTGCAGTTCGTTCGTAAGATAACTTTAGTTTTTGAAAAACTTTTTCGATCGATCTTGCTGCCCATATTTGAACTTCTTCTTGTGTTTCTTTTTGAACTTCTTTCAATAATAGCTGCTCTTGTCCTATCAATTCCTTACGTAAGTCGTAAGCTCTTTGAGTATCTACGCGAACGCCTAAAAAACGCATATCCACAAGACAAGGAAAGAGATCCGTTTCAAGATTAAAAACTTCTTCTAAATCATTTTCAATTAATAATTTTTTTACATGTTGCCAAAGTTTAAAAGTTAACTCTGCATCTTTTTCTGCGTAGGCTCCTACCTCTTGTGCAGGTAATTGCCACATATCTTTTTTAGCATCTAGTCCTCTGGCCTTAGCAGCTTCAAGTAAAGCTCTTTCATTTTTACCTTCGTTTAAAAAATGCCAAGACAAAGTATTTAAAGTATAAGAAAATCTGTTTTCATCTAACAAAGAACATGCGATCATGGTATCTACAACTAAACCATTTATCTTTAATCCTAAACTACGAATCCAACAAATATCATACATTGCATTATGAAATATTTTTGTGGCAGGGCATTCAAGAATATCTTTAAACCATTCAAGAGTTTTGTATCTGTCCATGTTAGGACCCTCTTTGTGAGCGATTGGAAAATACCATTTATCTGCATACGTTGCTACAGATATACCTACAACATCACCATTACCTATAACAGCACCAGATCCTTTTGTTTTTAGATCTGGATCTTTTGTTTCCAAGTCTATAGCTATCTCATCGTAAGATCTAAGATCAGGATATTCTGTAGGCTGCACCCACTCTGTTTGTGGTAAAATCATTTCTTTTTCATATCCTGCATTTTTTTTATTTCTAACTGACAATAGTGTATTATTTTTTTAATATCCTCTATGCCTCCTTTACGCTGATACCTGCAAACGTATTTTATAACGTTCCCTTGGAAAAATGAGAGATCATTTTTAGAAATAAATTCATATGGTTGTATGTTAAATTTAGTGTAGTGGTTTCCACCCACTTGAGTATATTGTGGAAACGTTTCATCAAATATGCCTTTATGCGTCATAGCTGATACTCCTTTAATTTCTTTTTTGCTTTTAGTTTGTATAGATTATTTCGAGCTCGAGTGATTCCAACATACCACACTCTATGCTCTTCATCTTGTTTGTCAACACTTAATCGGATTCCTTCTTGTACCTTACGACCTTGATGTAAAGATAGTATGACATTATCTTCTTCACCACCTTTTATTGCGTGTATGGTTGACAACCATATTCTTGCTTTCTCTTTTAAATTTTCTTTAGATGCAATTAAGTTTCTTAAATATAAAATTTCTTTTTGATCTGCTGAAAATATATCATACCATTCTTTTTTATCATTCCAATTACCACTTGGTATGTATTCTCTAACTGCATTTATTTCTTTTTCATCTAATGTTTCACCTAATTTCCATTTAGTGTACGCAGCAGCCGCTTCATACATTCCTACTTTAAAACTTTTACCTTTGTTACTTTGATAATAAAAATTTTTATTTTTTAAATCTTTCATAATATCTAGTAAATTACTTTTTGTTCTTGTAAGAATAAGCCATCTACCTTGTCTAAGATTAACTTGATTTAAATCTAAAATATGTTGACACTCACCTTTGTAATCTCTAGCTAAATAATCTTTATGTTTCCTGATGCCTGATATACGGCTCACTGGTATGGCAGATTCTTGTTGCACAGCTTTAGAAATACGTCTTGATCTCCTTAATACTTTTTCTTTACCTGGTTCTTTAATAAATCTGTTTACATCAGCTCCGGCCCATGCATAAATAGCTTGATCATCATCTCCAGCTAAATAAATTTGATCACAATGTTCTTTTAATTTATCGTAAAGCTTCCATTGTAAAGGAGACAGATCCTGTGCCTCATCAATAAATATAGCTTTAAATTTTGGTATTTTATCCGATTTTACTACTTCTGTTATTATATCGTTAAAATCAACAATATTATTTTTAGCTTTGTATAATAATAAATTTCTATAAATGTGATTTAAAGTATCATAATCTATTTCTTTTTTATCATGTGAATTAAGATCATATTCATTTCTAATATCTATGTCTTTATTTATAGCTCTTTGTATCATTTGAAAATATGGATTGTTACAAGTCAAAAAATGTGTTTCTTCTTCATTGTATTTATCTGTAAAAGAAACACGTATGTTTAATTTTTTACCAAGGTCTTCGTAGTGATATGGCTGCATAATATCTTCTTCTTTTAACCCTAATAAGTGATAACAAAAAGCATGTATGGTTTGAAAGTATGGAACTTCTTTTTCAGATACGTTGATTCTTTTACGTGCTTCTTCTGCAGCTTTTCTTGTAAATGCAAAGTAACCTATTTTGTGTAGCGGTA